TATGTAGGTACAAATATTAATGTATCTATTGATTCGTTATCATTCTATCCAATTGATTTTGAAACCGATCTAGCAAAACAAAATGAAGTTGTAGAAAAATTTGAAATCATAGAAAAAAATATATGCTCAACGCTTAAACAAATTGAAGAAGCAAAACGAATGAAACAGTGGTTTCTTGAAAAGATGCTGTCTGTAATTAATTTAGACCATGATTAAAACATGGTTAAAAATGGTAGGTGATGATATGAAACTGCAAAAAAATTATGCAAAAAGTATTTTTGATAAAAAAAGACTATTATATGCCGACGTTTAGGCAAAAAGCAGCAATAGAACGAATTGGAGATATTCTAGGGATACGTCCAATTACAATGAATAACAAAAAGTGAGGAATGAAAAGAATGTATAGCGTAGTTTTGAAAGATGGAAAAATTATAAATATTAATGCAAACAGTACGGATTGGTGGAATAAAGATAGAACGTTAGCACTATGTAATGACGGAAATACAGTCGGAGTATTTAACGTAGATAACATTGCTGGTTTTATAGATTCAGATTGTATAGCAGAAAGAGAGGAAACAAAATGAAAGAGCAAAAAATGAAAGAGCTATTTGAATATATCTTGATAGCGTTGGCGTGTCCTTTGCTTTTGCCGTTCTTTGAATTACAAGAAAGAGAGAGCAAGGAATGATTATCATTTTTAAACTTATAGGAGCAGTTGCAGTGATAACGGCACTTATAACTTATGTAGGAATGAAGTTCATAGAATGGTTGGAATGTGGAAAGTGAGAGATGATATGAAAGAATTGATTATGCTAATGCGATCTTATAGGAACAATTACTACGAGTGGCTTGCGCTGAAAGAAAAAACTGGTGTGATGTCACCAGGATATGAAATGCATTTATCTGGGTACTCTGACAAGTCAAAGAGTTTATTGAATGATCTACAAAGAAAAGAAGAACTTGAAGAAGAAATGAAGAAGGTGGAAGACACAATAAAGCTCTTATACGATAACGAAAACAAAGATTATTATCGTGTAATTTATTTGAAGTACATCAAGTTCATGAGGCTTGAAGACATTGCGAGCATGATCCATGTATCAAACGCTACGGTATACAGAACATATGACAAAGCAAAGAAAGAACTTCTTAAAGTGGCGAAACTTGATAGTAAATGCTAAGTAATGATAGTGAATGAGAGAAGAGAATATGTTAATATGATATTGTTGATAGTTGTAGCAAGAGAAGTCATATTAACATGTGACTTCTCTTTATTATTGGAGGGATATAATATGAGGCCGGATAGAATAGGACCCCACCGTATACAGTTTGAGAAGAACAAGAAGATTATCTTGAAGACACGCAATGTATGTGGAATCTGTGGCAAGCCTGTTGATGTCTCGCTTAAATATCCACATCCGTTATCGCCAGTCATTGATCACATTGTGCCAGTCGCGAAAGGTGGACATCCATCTGACATAGAAAACTTACAGCTTGCGCACTGGCAATGCAATAGATACAAGTCAGACAAGCTTTACAGTGAAAAAAAAGAAGCGAAACAGGTGATTGGCAACAGGAATCTTCCACATTCTATCAATTGGATTGCATATAGAGCAAAAAAGAAATAAAAAATTTTTTGAAGTGGGGGGTTACTCCCCACTTGCCCCCTCGTTCAGACGTTCGCACTGTACTGTACGTTTTTTCTCGTGTGGGGCTTTTTGGTTTGGAAGATAAATAATACAAAGAGAAGAAAAAGGAGGTTTATGGGGCAAATATGAAAGGAATAGGCTATCTCAGAAGAAAGCTTGCTACCTTTGAAGGGCGTGCTAAGATGAGATACAAAAAATACGCAATGAAAGAATGGGATAGAGACTTGAGTATAACTATTCCACCCAGAATAAGAAATCTTTATAGAAGCTGTCTTGGATGGAATGCAACAGGTGTAGATGCACTTGCTGACAGGCTCGTGTTCAGAGAGTTTGCTAATGATGATTTCAATGTAAATGAAATATTCAAGCAGAACAACCCTGACGTCTTCTTTGACAGCGTGGTTCTTTCAGCACTGATTGGCGCATGCTGTTTTGTCTACATTTCCAAAGACGGCAACGAAGCACCACGCTTACAGGTTATCGAGTCATATAATGCAACAGGTATTATTGATCCAACGACAGGGCTTCTTGAAGAGGGTTATGCTGTTCTGAAACGTGATGACAACAACAATCCTGTCATTGAAGCATATTTCACGAGCGAAGAAACGTGGTTCTACGAAAAAGGAATGGAGCCATATAGAAAAGTAAACACTGCAGGTGTGCCACTCCTTGTGCCTGTCATTCATAGACCTGATGCTGTAAGACCATTCGGTAGAAGCCGAATCACACGCAGTGGAATGTACTATCAGAGATACGCAAAGAGAATGCTTGAAAGAGCTGAAGTTACTTCCGAGTTCTATTCTTTCCCACAGAAGTATGTTCTTGGGCTTTCACAGGACGCTGAGCCAATGGACAAATGGAAAGCCACAATTTCCGCAATGCTGCAGTTCTACAAAGATGAAGACGGTGATAAGCCAACTGTTGGACAGTTTGCAACAGTCAGCATGTCTCCGTTCGTGGATCAGATAAGAATGGCGGCTTCTGGATTTGCAGGTGAGATGGGGCTTACGCTTGATGATTTAGGTTTTTCTTCTGACAATCCATCATCAGTAGAAGCGATAAAGGCTTCACATGAAAACTTGCGACTGGCAGGAAGAAAAGCACAGCGCTCTATCGGAAGTGGCCTTCTTAATGTGGCATATGCCGCCGCTTGTCTCAATGATGATTTTAATTATTCAAGAACACAGTTTGTGAACACGACAGTAAAATGGGAACCACTATTTGAAGCTGATGCTAATACATTAACGCTTATCGGTGATGGAGCAATCAAGCTCAACCAGGCGATACCTGGTTTTGTTGATGGTGAGACAATACGTGATATTACAGGCATCAAAGGGGCAGCAACAACTCCTCCTGTGACTGATACTGAGGGTGAAGACGATGAATGAAGATATGCTTCCCAAAATTCTTGAAAAAGTCAAGAAAGCGTTTGAAGAAGAATACGCAGACAACATAGAAATATCGTCTCTGCTTGACAAGGCAGATTCAAAGTCAGCAACATACATTGATGCAAATGCTTATGCCGAAGAGGTTGGAAAGTCGCTAGCTAGAACGTTCAAGAACAAAATCAGTTCCAGTGATCTGCCAGATGGCAAAATGTACTACAACATTGCCAAAAGGCTGTTGAACGATACGCTAAAGAACAACTACAATCTCATATCAGACTATGCAGTTATCGTGCAGAAAGAACTCAACAAAAAAGCCAAGCTGAGTCTTGAAGCAAAAAGGCCAGAACTTAATGAAGACAGAATAAGAGGAATCGTCAAGAGACTATCGAACGAAGATGATTACGACAAAATCAGATGGATTCTTGATGAGCCGATTGTAAACTTCTCACAATCGATAGTTGATGATGCGATTCAAACGAACGCATCTTTTCATGCAAAAGCTGGACTGCATCCGAAGATAACAAGAATATCTGCAGCAAAGTGCTGCGAATGGTGTACAAGAATTGCAGGAACCTATGATTATCCGAATGTGCCAGAAGACATTTTTCGCAGACATCAGAACTGCCGATGTATTTGTGACTACAACCCAGGAGACGGAAAAACTCAGGAAGTTCAGGACGTCTGGACCAAAAAGTGGAAAAAGAACGAAGCTAAAGATAAGAGGATAGAAGACTATCACGAGAAGCTTTCCAAAAAGAAAGAAGCAGAATCAATAAAGAAGAAGATGAGAAGACTAAAGGCGCAGTGATATAGCATATCTTTGTGCTTTTGTCTTACAAAATAAGATGGCAAGTAAAGAAACGAGAAAAGGACGTCAGACTCCAACTCAGTCAGTCATTCTTCCGTATTCTAAAACTTTGGCAGGTGAAGCCGTCAAAATCTATGAAGAAACAGGCTTGAAAGCTTATCCGTGGGAAAAGAATCTGTTGGAACCTATCATGGCAGTTGGCGATGATGGTTTATGGATCCATCAGAAGTTCGGATACTCTATTGCACGAAGAAACGGGAAAACGGAAGATATCTACATGTTGGAAATGTGGGCTTTAGAAAAAGGTCTAAACATTCTGCACACAGCCCACAGAATATCCACTTCTCACGCATCGTTTGAGAAGTTGAAAAGATATCAAGAAAAACGAGGATTGGTTGACACAAAGGATTTCAATTCCATTCGTGCAAAAGGGCAAGAAAGGATTGAACTTTATTCTACTGGTGGTGTAATTCAGTTCAGAACAAGAACATCAAACGGTGGACTTGGTGAAGGCTTTGATATGATGATCATTGATGAAGCCCAGGAATACACGACTGAACAGGAATCAGCACTGAAATATACGGTTACAGACAGCCAGAACCCTATAACAATCATGTGTGGTACACCACCGACACCGGTATCGAGTGGAACAGTATTTTCAAAATACAGAGATTCATGTCTTTTTGGAAAAGCTAAATATTCAGGATGGGCCGAGTGGTCAGTTACCGAAGAAAAAGAAATGGATGATATCGACGCATGGTATCAGACAAACCCATCACTTGGATATCATCTTACCGAAAGAAAGATAGAAGCGGAACTAGGAGAAGACAAGCTTGACTACAATGTTCAGAGATTAGGCTATTGGCCTACCTACAACCGAAAATCAGCTATTTCAGAGACAGAGTGGAAAGCGCTTCTTGTTGATCAGATGCCTGAATTGACAGGAAAACTGTTTATCGGCATAAAGTACGGTAATGATGGAACAAATGTCGCAATGAGTGTTGCGGTACGAACAGCTGACAAAAACATATTTGTTGAATGTATAGACTGTCGTTCGGTCCGCTCAGGCAATACGTGGATGGTTGCATTTTTGAGGGGAGCCGATGTTGCAAAAATCGTCATTGACGGAGCAAACGGGCAGAGCATACTTCAAAAGGAACTTGAAGAGTATAAAATCAAGAATGTGTTGCTTCCGACAGTAAAAGAAGTCATAGTTGCAAATTCTCTGTGGGAGCAGGCAATTTACAAGAAGTCATTAAGACATGCAGAGCAGCCATCATTTGATAATGTGGTAACAAATTGCGAAAAAAGAAACATTGGTTCAAATGGTGGTTTCGGATATAGAGCGCAGTATGATGATATGGATATTGCATTGATGGATAGTGCGTTATTGGCGCACTGGGCTTGTGCAATGGACAAGCCAAAGAGAAAACAGAAGATAGTCTATTAAGAGCACTCAGAGAGCGCTCTTTTTAGATATAAAAATTAACCTTACGCAAGGGTAAATGCGGAGAAAGGAGGCATTTACATGCCATTTAAAAAAATTGAAACACAGGAAGAACTGGATCGTATCATCGGCGAAAGATTAAAAAGAGAAAAAGAAAAGTACGCTGATTACGATGAACTGAAAGCAAAACTAAAGGAGTTTGAAGATTCGGCATCAGATATTGAAGAACTAAAAGAAAAATTAAAGACGCTTGAAGAAGAAAACAAAGAACTATCAAGCAAAAAAGAAGAATACGAAGCGCAGAACACTGAACTTGAAAATCTAAAGAATAAGCTTTCAGGAATTGAAAGAGAGAATTTATTAAAAAAGGTTGCTAAAGAACATGGCATTCCTGAAACATTTGCGAGTAGATTACGCGGAGAAGATGAAAAAGCACTAAATGCAGATGCAGAGACATTATCGGAATACATGAAAGCTTTAGAGAAACCAGCACCACACAAAGACACTGAGCCAATTGGTGTCGAAAAAAGCGAAGCGTCATGGATTAACATGGCACAAAAATTGAGAGGAGAATAGAAAAATATGCCAGCATTAAAATCAGTAGAATTTCCAAAAGAATTAGTAAAGGAAGTAATGAGCAAAGTCAAAGGCCACTCATCATTAGCAAAGGTCTCATCGCAAAAGCCAATTCCTTTTTCAGGCACAGAAGAATTTATTTTTAACTTAGAAGGAAATGCACAGATTGTCGGCGAAGGAGAACAGAAAAAAGAAGGCAAGGCGACATTAAATTCAAAAGTAATCAAGCCTTTAAAATTCGTTTATCAGGCACGTGTAAGTGATGAATTTATTAACTGTTCTGATGAAAAGCAGGTAGATTACTTGAAGCTTTTTTCTGAAGGATTTGCGAAGAAAATTGCAACTGCTTTCGATTTGGCAGCAATGCATGGTGTAGAACCAAAATCAATGGCTGATGCAAGCTTCAAGGATACAAACTCATTTGATGGGTTAGTAACTGGCAACGTAGTAACATATGACGAAACAAAAGTAGATGACAATATCGATGATGCAATTCAGCTGGTAACTGCAAATGAAAGTGATGTTACTGGTTTAGTTATCGCGCCAGCTACAGGACAAGCATTATCTAAAATTACTGTGAATGGAGTAAGACAGTATCCTGAGTTTAGATTCGGACAGGCCCCAGATCACTTCTTTGAAATGACTCTTGACAAAAACAAGACAGTATCAACAAAGAATGAAACAGGAGCTGAAGATATGGCGATTACAGGAGATTTTGAAAACTTCTTTAAATGGGGATATACAGAGAACATTCCACTAGAAGTAATTGAATATGGTGATCCAGACCAGACAGGTAGAGACTTAAAAGCATACAACGAAGTCTGCTTAAGAGCCGAAGCTTATATCGGATGGGGAATCCTTGACGCGTCAGCATTTGCGAGAGTTATTAAGGAGTAATCTTATGGAATACAAGAACAAGAAGACAGGAGTGGTCATCAGCGCAGCGTCAAAGCTGGCTGGTGACTGGATCCCTTTTAAAAAAGAAAATACTAAAAAAGCTAAAAAAGAACAACTGAACGAAGAAGATATTGAAGAAGCTAAAGAAGAGTCAGAGAAAAAGTAGGTGATGAACAATGTCAGCATTTGCAACAATCGAAGATCTTAACACATTGTGGCGACCACTGAAGCTAGATGAAGAAGAAAGAGCGAGCGCATTGCTTGATATTGTATCCGATTCATTGCGTTATGAAGCTGAAAAGGTTCATGAAGACCTTGATTTAAAAAAAGAGAAAAGCAAGGCTTTTGAGAATGTGCTGAAGTCTGTCACTGTAGACGTAGTATCAAGAACATTGATGACATCAACTGATCAGGAGCCAATGACACAATTTTCAGAAAGTGGGATGGGATATTCATTTTCAGGAAGCTATCTTGTTCCTGGTGGTGGACTTTTTATAAAGAAGAGTGAACTTAGCCGATTGGGGCTAAGAAAACAGAAGTATGGAGTGATAGATTTCTATGGCACGGAAGATTAAAGGCATTACAGTAATTCTTCTTGAAAAGGAAGAAATTGAAAAAGATGCATTCAACAGAATGCAGTATGAAGAAGCAGAAGAAGAAGTCGAAAATGTTCTTGTTGCGCCTGCGTCAAGTGATGATGTTATCAGTCAATTAAATTTGACAGGCAAAAAGGCTGTGTACTCGTTAGGAATCCCAAAAGGTGACACTCATAACTGGGTAGACAGAAGAGTCAAATTTTTTGGTAAGACTTGGAAGACAATAGGTATTCCACAGGAAGGAATAGAAGAACTTATCCCCCTTGATTGGAACAAGAAAATCGAGGTTGAGAGATATGAGTAAGTTTGATTTTGTACTTAACAGTGCAGGAGTAAGACAGCTTCTTAAGAGCGCTGAAGTGAAAGGTGCTGTTGGAAATATCGCTAGAGAGGTATCATCATCAGCCGGCGACGGATTCCGTGCTGAGGTACGCAACGGTGAAAAAAGAGCATATGCAAATGTGAAGCCTGCCACTGAACAAGCACAGCGTGAAGTATACAATCACAACGTGCTTGTAAAGGCTCTTGGGAGCGTGAAGAAATGATAATCACAGAAGAAGTAATCCGATACCTGTCCGACAGGATAGACGTAGGTGCTTATGCTGAAAAGCCACAAACTGACGAAGCAAGATATATCGTTGTTGAAAAGACAGGTGGAAGCAGACAAAACATGCTGCAGCATGACACTGTAGCAATTCAGTCATATGCTCAGTCAATGCTTGAAGCTGACAGACTCAATGAAGAAGTAAAAGAAGCAATGGATGAAATGAATCATATGAAAAAGATATCCGCTTCAAGATATCAGACAGACTACAATTTTACTGATATCAGTACAAAGGAGTACAGATATCAGTGCATTTATGAAATAACGCATATAGTTTAGTAGTTAGGAGGAAAAAATGAACGATACAAGAAATATTGCGACAGGAAAGCCAAAAATCGGCGGTGCTGTTTATAGCGCACCAAGAGGAACAGCGTTGCCAACAAACGCAACTGATGCATTGAGCGAAGCTTATGTATGTTTAGGCTACGTTTCAGATGATGGAGTGACAAACTCCACTAAAAGAGACAGTGACAGTATCAAAGCCTGGGGTGGAGATACAGTTGCATCTCCTCAGAAAGAATTTACTGATATATTCAAGCTTACATTTATTGAATCATTGAACTCTGATGTCTTAAAAATGGTTTACGGAAAATCGAATGTGTCAGGAAAATTAGAAACAGGAATTGAAATCAAAGTAAATTCAAAAGAGCTTGATAACAGTGTATATGTCATTGACACGTTGATGGGAAATGCAGTGAAGCGTTTTGTAATTGCCGATGCGAAAGTTACTGAAGTTGGCGATGTAACATACAAGGATAATGAACTTGTGGCGTATGAAACAGCGCTTACAGCATACCCATCAGCGGCGCTAAATGGTGATACGCATAGAGAATATATTGCGAGTGAGGAATAAAATATGGCTGAAATCGTAAAAGGAAAGACAAGCACAGGCTTTGAATATGAAATCGATAAAGAAATTGTCGATGACTGGAATTTTATTGAAAGACTCGCAAGAGTCGAACAGGGTCAAAGTGTAAGTGAGATGATTAACGTTATCGTGACGCTGATTGGAAAAGATGGCTATGATAATCTAAAGAAACACTGTCAGACTGACACTGGCAGAATCCCAATCAAACGATTGATGAACGAATATTATGAAATTATGGGAGAGAACGACTTCACAAAAAACTAATATTCCTCGCAGGCTGTGTAAATGATTATGAAGATGATGTGATATGTGATCTAGCAGAAACGTATCACATCTTTTCATATAAGAACCACAAGCCAAGTTTTATTGCAACGCTTTTGTGCGGACTAAAGGATGATGCAAGAATTGCAATGAGAATGACAGGAGTAACTGCTGACAACAAGACTCGTTTACTGGCAATGATTGTAGATTTAATAAGAGCGTTTGGTGGAAGCTTTGATGGAGAAAACGGCACATCAATATATGATTCGTTCTTTAGAACGCAGAAAAGCAAAAAGACTATTACAGGTTTTGACACAGTAGAGGAATATGAGAAAAGAAGAAATGAGATTATTTCAAAATCCAAGGAAAGGAGGTAAAACATGGCTATTGAATTAGGCAAGGGGTATGTTCAGATTGTACCATCAGTCAAAGGAATAAAAGGGCGTATTACTAAAGAAATGAGTCCTGAAGC